CGATGTGCTGGCTACTGTCAACCAACCTCCTCTTCGCCGTACCAGTCGTCGAGGTTCTCTTCCATCTCACCGAACTCGTCGGCCATGTGGTAGGCGGAGTCCAGGCCAGCGTGGCGCATCATGGGCATCGGCCGGCCATTGAGGATCGAGAAGACCAGCTGCGGGCCGCACATGCATTTACCGACCGGGTCGCAGGTGTGGACAAACGGCTCGTCCGGGACCTGGTGGACCGACGTGACCTGGCCCTGCTCGTCAACGGTCATAAAGGAGTGGTAGCCGAGGAACTTGGGGAGCCCCCGGTTGGCGAACCCTTCGCTCACAGGACCGTGTACAGGTCGGTGCGGCGGCCATCGTTGCGGCACCGGCCTCGGAACAATGCGTCGACCTCGACGGTCGTCAGGACGTCGTGGGAGGGCTCGAGGAGGCCGGCGACAATCTTGCGATGATAAGCCTCGTCGTGGCGGAAGTCTTCGAGGTTGAGGGCGTTGTAGTGGTAGCTGCACCAGTTGTCCCGGTGGCGGGGTTGGGCACACCGACCCCACTCGCTCAGGAACTCACAGGACGTCTCGGAGCTTTGCACGGGCCCGTCTCCATATCTTGTGGACATACGAACGGCTGATACCGAGGGTCTCAGCACATTCGACCTTCGTCATCCCACCCCAGACGAGACACTCGACGACAGCCCGGTCCATCTCGGGGAGGTCCTCGACGGCGTCGACGATGCGGTCCCGGTCAGGGCCCGGGAGGGCGCCGCCTGCAGCGGCCCGGCGGGCCAGGTGCGCTGGGTCTACAGGTATTTCACGAGCCACTGAGCAGCGCCCGAACGGTGGCCACGAACTCGTCGAGGGTGCCGTTGTTCTCAATGACGTGGTCCCAATCGGACCAGTCATCGAGGGCGCATTCAGTGGGGTGATTCATCTTCGGGACATCAGGTCGGTCGATCCGAACGAGGAGGCCGCCGAGGCTTCGGATGGCTTCGGCTTCGTTGGGGAAACGCAGGTCGGTGAAGGCACAGTTGAGGCCACGGCCGAGGTAGTACTCGACCTTGGACATGGCGGCGTTCAAGAAGACGTCGGCCCCCAGCTCGACCCGGCAAGCCTGTCCGAGGTCCTGGAGCAGGGTCCTGACCTCCGGGTACTGGACCTTGGCCTCTCCCCAGTTGAGCCTCTCGAACACCTTGTTGAGGTGTTCGCCGGCCTCTCGGATGAACGGGTCGATCCGCTGGGCGATGTTCCTGATCGAGTCAGCGAACGAATAGCGGAGGAACCCGGCTGCGCATGCGGCTGTGTCCTTGCCGACCTGGGCCCGGTGTCCAAACCCGATCAGCGTCCCGGTCGTGCTCATACCTGGTTCACCTCGCCGCCCTGACAGGGCGACCGCTTCCACGCCTGTTCCACAAGCAGGGCGTGAGCGATGGTCGGGATGTCGGCCTCGTCGGCCAGCCGGCGGAACTTCTGCAGGTCGAGGATCCACTTGCCCTTCGTGGACCGGTCGACTCGGACACGCTCAACACCGACAAGCTCCCACACGGGAGCGAGGAACAGGCGTGGCTGACGTTCGTCTTTGGGGAGGTGGTGGTCGTGGGCGTTGTCTCTGAGGAGGTAAAAGACGCCCGGGTACCAGCGCAGGGCCTTGCGTACCGTGAGTTCATCGAGAACGAACAGGTCTCTCTCATCAACCCCATCATACAGGTGCCATCTACTTGTCAGGGGTTGATTCTTCTCCTTGATTTCCAGCATCCACCCGGGCACCCAGATGTCCAGGTCGTCCTTGGCGTCGAACCGGGTGTGGTTGGGTACACCGAGGCGCCCTGAAACGTATTCCTCGTAGGCCCGGGCGTTGGCGAAGTCGTGGGACCGTTGGGCCGCCGTCCGGGTGTAGGTCACCGGTCGACCCAGCTCCTCAGGAGCTCCTGGCCGAACTCCCAGTCGACGACCATGAGGGTCCCGGGGGACTCTGCTGCCCTACGGTCGCCGGAGGCAACGACGAGCGCCCACCTGTCGTCACCCCCGGCCGCTGCCCGCAGCAGCCGAACCCACTTCGGGATCTCCCACCGTTTCCGATGCTTTGCTTCAATCGGGAATGGCGTTCCGTGGAAGTCGTTGGAGGGGTTACCGGCCTTCGCCCGGTCCGCATCCGGCCAGATGTTTCGTAGGCCGTCGAGCACCTCGTTCTCGAACTTGGTTCCCTTAGCCCGGGCTTTACTCACATCTATAGAGTAAAGGCACGGGGGGGGCAGGATTCAACATATGGAAGTGTCACCGTGGGAAAGGCCCCACCGGAGAACGGGTTCAAGCCATTGGTCGGCATCGTCAATGGCTTCTGCCACCCGGCCACCCGGCGGAACAAGGCTGCCGGCCCGGTGTGCACCAATCGCCTCGGTGATGCGCTGGGTCGCTTCCTGGCCGGCCTTGTCGTCATCCAGGCACAGGATCGTGACGTGGTGGCCGTCAAATATCGACATCCATTCGGGTCGCCAGGTGCCGGCCCCACCGGGGAGGGCATACACCCGGACAGCTGAGTTGAGGCCCCGGCTGTTGATCCACTTCTGGACACACCACAGGTCGGACTCTCCTTCGACAAGGAGAGCGACCCCGGACTGGAGTACCGGTTCGACCCGGTACAAGAACGACGTGAACCTGGAACCCTTGACGGCGTGCTTGACGCCCGAGTAGGTGTCCCGAACCTTGATGCCCCGGACGACGTCCTGTCGGTCCCGGTGCGGGATCCACAGTGCATGCTCGCAGACCTTGACGCCGAAGCCAGTCAGGTCATCCAACTCCAGGAACGGCCACTTGCCGGCCACCCAGCCGGCAGCCCTGGCCTTGGCGGACTTGGAGCCGACCGGTTCGTCGTCGAAGCGGTCGGTGAGGTCTTCTAGCTTCGGCCTTGAGACGCCGTACTTGGACCTGGTCGAGATGCCGGCCTTGCCGCCCAGCATCGACAGGGCTTCACCGAACGTGCACCCGGTCACCATCTGGCAGAACCGGATTTGGTCGCCGCCCTCACCAGTCGAATAATCAAACCAGTGGTCATGATAAATGTGCAGCGACGGGGTGTTGTCCCCCGGGTTAGCGACCGACCTGATTTTGTGCTGCCGGTTCGGTGGTTCCATCCCCAACAACTCCAGGACCTGGTACATGGAGACCGATTCTTTGATGTGGTCACGGAGCCGATTGTCAAACTTGGACCTCACGGTCACCCCCGGAGACTGTATGGCTGCCATGCCTTTAGGTGCACGATCGGCCAGCAAAAGTCCGGGCCCTCGTACTCTTCCCAAAGGGCCTCGTACTCTTCCATGTCGTCCCGGGCTGTTCCCTCGTGGTGTGAGCACACCCATTTGCCGCAGAAACCACGCTCGATTCCCTCGGCCAGCCACTCCTCGGCGGTGCGACCGGGGGCATCGTCTACCTGGGAGGGCGGCGTGAAGGTTGAGCACACGACCGACAGGTTGGCGGTCATCGTCGCTCCCAGTCACCTGTGACGAGGGCCCGGCTAGCCGCACTAGTGGTCTTGAAGTAGTGGGACTCTCTCGACCAGGGCAGGCCGTCCTTGTCGGTGTAACCGAGGTAGTACCCGGCTGCTGACACGCAGACTTCAAGCTTGGCGTCGGGGTACGGGAGCTTCCCCCCTCGGTGAACGGTTTCGCCTTTGACGGCCATTAGTTTGTCCTTTCTCTTTGTCGGCTTTCCACTGCTCATTGCCTAGAGTTGATGTACTCCCCCTCGACGAGATTCCGCTCGACGTGGAGCGGGCCGCTCCCTCTCACGTTCGTACTCGGCTTTGGTCATCGCATCGTCGTTGTAGTACTTGTTCTTGCGTGTCCGGTGGACGACACCTGTCGCAGCTTCTCTGGCGACCCGCATGGCGTTCTGGTGGACGTTCGTGCATCGGTTGCACCGGCACCCACGCCGTTGATACATCTTGAGGGTCCCGTGCTTGAAGCCCATCACGCCCCTACCGCTCCGTCGAGGGTGGGCGGACTTTGTGAAGCGATCGGAGGACGTCCGGGGCGAACCGTTCGACCACCTCTCGTCTCTGGCGGTCGAAGTCGGCTTCGAACCGGCGGATCATCCGCCAGCGGTAGTTGAGGAGGACGAACAGGGTGACGTTGATGAGCAGCAGGATGAGGTGGTAAAGCAATGCGACTCCTAGAAGTTGAGGATCGGTTGTCGGATGCGGCCGGTGTCCGGGTTCCAGACGTGCTGGACCCCATCAGGGTGGATGCCACCGCCGGTGCGGGTTTTCAGAAACTGGAACCGGAGGTCTTTCTCCAGCCGGTCCCGAATGTCTTGGTTGATGTTCGGGTTCAGGGACGGCTTGTACATGCCGAGGACGTAGTCCGCCGACTCTTCGCCACCGAACTTGCCGTCGGTCAGGTCCAGGGGCTTGTGGCCGGCGTTGGCCTCCCCCCTCTTGACCTGGTGGAGGACGATGAGGGCGAGGTCGTGCTCCCGGGCGAAGTTCTTCAACGCCCTCGCCATGGATTGGACCGAATCCATCTGGGATTCGCCCCAGGTGCTGATCAACTCCAGGTAGTCGATGAGGACCAGCCGGGGCCGTTGCCCGACCCGGGTCTCGTAGTCATCGAGGACCTTCGTCATGTCGCCCAGGCCGAGGTCTGGTTCGTCCTCGATACGCAGCAGGGATAGACCGTCGGCGGTCGATTCGACGGCGGACGACGCACCGTGTGTACGCATGCCTTTCTCGATGGCCGTGGTCGGTGTGTCGCTGTAGACCGAGGCCAGACGCTCCAGGATGTACCGGCCGTGCATCTCCAGGGAGAAGAACACGGTCGGTATCTGGGGCTGGTTGACGGCCACGTTGACGAGGAACCAGGTCTTACCTACCCCTGTGCGGGCGAGCATGATCATCACCTGGCCGGGGGCCATTCCACCTTGGGTCCGGTCATCGAAGAAGCTGTAGCCGATGGGCACCCGGACGATGTCCGAGGACGCCCACCGGTACAGCTCCGCCTTGACCTCTGGGAGGTCACGGAGCACTCGGGCCTACGGAACGATGGTGCCGGCGGCCACAAGGGCGGCGTACTCGTTCTGCAGGCCCAGCTTCGTGAACGCCCACCCGGGGGCGCACTTGCTGGCGTCACGCTGGTCGATGAGGAAGATGCCGACCTTGTACTGGCCGGCCATGATGTGCTCGTGGGTGATGTCCGGTGCGTTGCCACCCTTGACGGTGCACTTGTCTGTGTCCCACACCTTCCAGTCGCCCGGGTTGTGGTACAGGGCGTCCTCCAACTTCTCCACCATCGTGGACTTGTCGTGGATCGGCTTCGGGAGGCCCGGCTGGTGTACTGCGTCACCGGCGGCAGGTATGACCGGTGGCACGGCGACCGGGGCCGCCCCGGTAGGGGCGGTGAATGCCGCCTGGGCGAGGGCCACCGGGTCGGGAGCATTCACGGCAGGGGCTGCGGAGGGAGCGACACCTTCGTCAATCCCCGCCGTGTCCAGAATGATGTTGTAGACGGCCATGGCCGTCGCTGCGAACCGGCCGTTGTGGACGGCCCCCTCCCCCTGATCTTGGAGGAGCGAGGTGGCGATGTAGGCAGAGACCTGGGCGATGATCGTCCGGTCTTTGAGTGTGACGGTTTCCATTTGGTGTCTTTCTTCTCGTGGGTATTAGTTGTGGAACGCTGCCCCGAAGGGGCACCTGTCCCAGTAGTCGCAATAGGCGGCACTGCACAGGAAGCTGTCCGGGCTGGGCAGGAAGGGCCCCCCGGCGTCGATCAGGTCGGCCAGTTCCCCGGCCTGGGTCATCGTCGCTGCGAGTTGACCAGCGGTACGGACCTCCTGGCGGCGGAAGAAGACCTCAGCCTCAGGCTTGGCGGCCACCACCTCGGCGGCGTTCAGCAGCGTGACGTCGTAGCAGAACCCCCGGGGGGTGTCCGGGTGGATGAGGCCCGGCATCTCATCGAGGTGGTGCAGGTAGTAGGACGCCTGCGGGGTCTTGTAGGCGGCGTACTTGTCCTTCTGTGGCTTGGACAGGCTGTGCTTGTGGTCGACGCACCAGACGAACCCGTTGGGTCCCTGGATGATCAGGTCGCTGGTGCCGTGCCGGATCCACCCTGGGTGGCCCTCCCACTCGAAGTTGAACGTGACTTCGACAGCGAGGACCTCGAACCCGGCAGGCCAGTAGCACTTGGCGGCGTGGTAGTACCGGATCGTGCCTGCCATCATCTCCAAGGCTTCGGCCTTGGTGAGGACCCGTTCGTCCTTCTTGGTCGTTGCCGGCTGGTACATCCAGTTGAAGTTCTTGCCGGACCTGTCCAACTCCACTTCGAGGGAATCAGCGGTGGCCCGGACGAGGAGGTCGACATCGGCAACAAGTGGGCCGCCTTCCATCCGGGCCCGGTAGTACTTCTCGTGGGCGGAGTGCAGAGCGGTGCCCATTGCCCTCACTATGCTGCTGTAGTACGGAATCGACGGGTCCAGGTCGTACATGATCCGCCGCTGACATATCTGGGCGTTGTTGATCGTGGACTGGCGCATCAGTTTCACGGGTGTGCTCATCGGCGGTTCTTTCGGGCGATGTAGTTGACCTGATTGATGGTCGCTCCGGTCCGGGTCGAGATCGACGCAATCGGTTCACCGGCCCGCCACCGTCGTAGAACCTCTTCCTTCTTACGGGCTGACAACTCCTGTGCCCGACCGGCCTGGATGTTCGGGGTGAGACCCCGGGCAGCGAGGACCTTGTAGATCCACGCCCGGGAGAACTCAGTCGACATGTGGATCGCCTGGACACTCATCCCCTGGGCGTGCCCGTGGATGATCGTCCACGTCTCCGGGTTGATCCGGCCAACGGCCTGGGCGACGAGTGCATCGTCCATTCCAAGCGTGTGGGCGATCTCCCACGGCAACCAGCCGAGGAGGAACATCTCCCTGGCCCGCCCCTTGTCGGACATGTCGAGGAAGTGGCCGATACGGAGACCGTGGCGGACTAGTTCGTTGCTCTCCCACTCGGGGAGCGGATCCCCATGGATGAGAGAGTCTTCGAGGGCTTCCCTGACGGTGACCCATTCAGGCGGGTAAGCGAGAAAACCGTTACCGACCGACGTTGTTCCCTGTGCATTCGTGGATGAGTTGGTCATTCATGTGTCCTTCTCGTGGGTGTCCGCTGACCAGAGTATGCAGCATAGCAGTGACACCCACCAGAAACGGTGGACACTCGCAGACAACGGGGGTGGACAGTTCCACCCGTCGGGGACCCGTCAGGTCGTTACAGGCCCTCGGTCCACAGCACCCACGCCCAGGTCTGCTCGGTGACCACACCGGTGGCCGGACCGAGCCACGGGGCGATGAAAGCTTGCACGGCGAGTAGCCGCTGCTCTGTCATAGGACCAAACTTTCCATCGGCGGCGATGTCCGGGCCTAGGGCACGTTGGAGGCGGGCCACGTCGGTGCCGGTGGCCCCACGTCTGAGAACCGTTGGCAGTGCGGGGCCTCGGAGTGCCGGGTCAGAGCCCGGTTCTAGGGCACCGTCGGCAAGCAGGCCACGGAGCAGATCCCCGGGGCACGACGTTGCCTTCACCTGCGAGTGCGGGACGATGTCGAGGGCGCCGGGCCACTGCCGGCGGGCCAGAGCGACAGCCCGGGCGATGCCGTCGACCATCGGTTCCGGGATCGGTTGGCCGGGCCCGACGAGGGCCACGATGGCGACGTACCGGCGGTTCAAGATACGGCCACCCTGGGCCCCGGACTCGATGTCGAGGCCACGGCAGGCCCACACCTCGCCAGCCTGATCGACGGCGAGGTTGTAAGCGATGTCCCACCAGCCGAGCCGGTCGATGTGCCCGGTCTGGATGGATCGGAGCAGGGCATCGGTCGGCCGGGTCGGGTCGATGGCGAACCCGGCATAGTGGACGCAGACGCCCTTGACGTGGGCCGCTACGAGGCGGCGGGTCTTTACCGGGGGGCGTGCTCGCCAGTCTGATCTCGTGTGCATCACATCCACCTTAGCGACTCGCCGGGTGGTTGTTCAGAAACTCGGCGTAAGCCTCGGGGCTGTTCAACACAATCATCACCCCACCCGATCCCGGTTCAGATGACCGGCCAAGGGTCACGCTGATTGCTCCGATAAGTGTGCCCACAGCGACCAGTAGTCCAGTAACGGCCACGATCAGTTTTGTAACGCTTCCCATTAGTCCCCCGTCGTACCTTCCTCCCGGCCGGTGGCTCCAAAACAGAAAGAGCCCCGAGCCCCACCGAGAGGAGAGTAACGGTGGGACCCGGGGCTCAGGTCTGTGATGCGGTGACCAGTCTAGGTTACCCGACAGCGAAACCAGGGCGGAACCTCGGCTCCGGGTACACGAACGACAGCGTCGGCTCCGGCGATGAACGCCTCGACCTCGCCCGTCGACATGTACGACTGCTGGATGGCTGCTCGGCGGTATTGCCCGGGAGAGCAGTGGGACGACACCAAGATCAGCCAGCGGCGCCGGGTGGGCTCCGATGGTGAGTGCTCTTGGTGGTAGTCCTGAATCGCCCCGAGCCGTTTGAGGCTCTCGAGCGATTCGGTGATTCGTGATTGTCTGGACACGGTTCTCCTCCTTAGATAACCGGATGTGCTGCGTGCGTCACCTGGGTGGTCGTCATGTGCAGACGACCCCCGGCTGGCTACAGATGTGCTCCAACTCCAAGCCGCCGGCATACCCGTAGGCAGCGACCGCCAGCAAGGACAAGAGCAGTCCACGCCAGTGCAGGATGACCCACAGGATGGGTCTATACATAGTGTTTCTCCTCGTGGGGAAGGGCCCCGGCCGAAGCCGGGACCCCCATTTCCCCTATGTAGTTGTATTGCTGTCCCCACCTGATGGTGGGGATCGTGGAGCAGCCGGGAGTCGAACCCGGGTGCCAGAGGGTCCGCATGCGGCGATTACTCTGGTCGATACCTTTCCTGCCCCGGGTCCCGGACCGCCGGAGGGAGACGGCCCGGGAGGGGGTGCTAGCCCAATGCCTCAATCAAGGCGTGGTTTGCCTCGTAGTCGGACGGGTTGGCATGGCCCAGCAGTTCCTGCAAGGCGGCCAACTCGTCGTCGTCCAAGGTGATGATGTGGGCCTCTTGGTCACCTGTTCTGTGCCAGTCGACGTCAGCCATCATCGTCACCCTTGCCGACGGCTTCGATGACCGATTCGGCCAACCGGCAGCCGATCATGTAGATAGCCGCCGTGGCGTTATCGGTCATGTCGGCCTCAGGCCCGCCCAACTCGGTGAGGTCCACGTTCCATGCGTACAGGTCGTGGAACGTGTCCCACTGCTCGTGCGTCGGGACCGGGATGCACGCATCGGCTGCGGCATGGGCCTGATCGGAGCGTTCGCCGTCTGGTTCGGATTCGATCCGCTCCAGAACGTCGGTGACGACACCGGTCAGGTAGTCCGCTCCGGCGTTAGCCAGAAGGACGACGTTCCCGGTAGCGACCGTGTCGCCGTCCCTGTCTGTGTACACCGCTTCGACGTGTTGCTGCCGGAGCGACGTGTGGGCCTCGTTGGCGCAGCGCATCGCTGTCCATGTGGACGGGTGTTCTTTCGTGATGTTCATGTTGCTCTCCTCGTTGGTATTGCTGTCCAGAGCGGATGCTCTGGATCGTCCCAGCCCGGGGCTCGCACCCGGGTGCCTGCTGGTCTGGGGTGGGGGTCAGGCGTAGTGCTGACCTCCAACGGTCTGGTCGAAGCCGACGATCCGCTCTGCGGTGGCGTAAGCCGTGAAGGCCGCCCCGGGACGGTTAGCGCCATGGTCCTCGATCCACTTGGTCGCAGCATCGTTCGCCTGCTCGGCGTGCTCGTCCCAGTACGGGCTGTCCGGGATCTCGAAGACCGCCACCAGATCGCAGCGGATCCAGGTCCAGCCGCCCTCCTCAGGTCCGCCGCCCCCATGGGAGGTGGCGTACACGGAGACGACTTTGGCGTTGGCGTAGAGGAACTGGTGGACTTCCACCGGTTCGGCGAATGCCCATTTGCAGTACTCGCCGTCGATGTGGTGGTCAGGATTGGAAACCACCTCGATCACCGGGATGTAGCAGCCGGTCGCCCGTAGTGGCAGGAGTTGCTCAGGTAGCACCGGCAGGAAGTGGTCCTCGTCGGCCCTGAACCAACGGCCTGCCCGGACCACGGCCTCGATGAGGTCATGGTTGGTCTTGAAGTTTTCGTTGATCATTGTTCTCTCCTCGTTGGTATTACTGTCCCCACCTGATGGTGGGAATCGTCCCCTGCCCCGTCTCGCTCGGGGTGCTCGGCCAATGCCGAGTCAGGGGTGAGGACTAGTCCTCAGTGAGGAAGTGCCGGAACACGTTCCCCAGTTCGGTTGCGTCGACACTCCAGATGGTCTGGTACCAGTCGGTGTCGGCGACGCCGACCCGGGCTTCGGGCCGGACGGTCAAACGGAACCCGTCGACCTGCTGATCGACAAGGGCCACGTCTTCGGCGTCACCGGACTTCTTGTACCGCTCATCCCAGTCAGCCAGTTCCACGAGCCGGAGGGCCGCAGGGAGACTGACGAGCGATGAGCAGAGCAAGACGTCCGAGTCGTCATAGACCCGGACGACGGCGGAGCCACGGCCAGAGACACTGACCGTCCCGATGACGTTGGGCATCCACATGGAGGTCCCCAACTTCTTGTCCAGTACCTCGACAAACACGTCGATGGTCCGGGCCATCTTGTCGATGAATGTCTGGGTGCCGTCGGCCCAGTTATCTACGGCGGATGTTGCATTCATTGCTCTCTCCTCGTTGGTATTGCTGCCACGGGCTGGTGCCCGTGATCGTCCCCTGCCCCGTCTCGCTCGGGGTGCTCGGCCAATGCCGAGTCAGGGGTCGCCTCATACGAGGCCAGCGTCGATGTCAGCCCGGTACCCGTCATCGTCTCGGGTCAACTCGTTGAAGTCGCCACATACGTCGGCTGCCTCAAACACTTCACGACGCTTCTCGTACTCGTCGGAATCGATCTCGAATCCGAACTCTGCACGCTCGTCCTCGCCGTGGCCTTGGCAGAAGTCGATGACATCGCCGCAGTAACCACAACGACTAATGATCTCATTCATGGTTCTCTCCTCGTTGGTTGGTTGTGCCCAGTCTCATCAGGACGGGTAGGGCAGTTCCCGTCGACCCCCCTGGAGGGGGGTTTCGACTAGCCGTAAATGACCTCGCCGAAAATGGCTGCCTGCACGATCATGTCGGCAGTACCGGCGTCCAGCATGTCCTCGAAGTCGGCGAACATGGTGAACCCGGAGGCCACCACAGTCGACAATGCGTAAGACAGTCTGGCGTGCTCGGACCGGGGGTGAATGCGGTGCTCTTCCCGGTACTCGTCAGTCTCACCGGCGAGTTCCTTCATGCCCCGCTGGATGGTCTCACGATCGACCCGGTGGCCGATGCTGTCGTTGACGTCGCCGACCCCATACCGGTCGACGTACTCCTCCCAAGGGAGGTCGGCGGTGGCAACGAGGGTGGCGTACCAGCCCTCATGGCCGACGGAAGGCCGGTACTCGGCGACCTGCGCCCAGTACTGGACCCCACCTTCGATAGCGGTCGTAAACACGTCATATTCAATATCAGTGTTCCTGTTCATGGTTCTCTCCTCGTTGGTTGTTGGGTTGTCTCTTCAGCACCCGGGAACCCATCCCAGATGGACCGCCCAGAGGGCGGTTTCGACTTGATCAGCCGCTGCCGGAGCACCACTTGCCCGTCGTCTTGTTGTAGATCGCCCCGGCGGTGGGGTGATCCTTCGACGTGCAGACGGCGTGAAACATGCACCCCAGAGGGCCTTCGACGTCGTTGCCGA